AGAGATTACATTACCATCACGTGATGTATGTTTCACTGTTGCAACTCAACAGTTAGATAAGTTACTTAAGGCTGCATCAATTTATCAGGTTCCTGACTTGTCAGCCGTTGGTAGAAATGGTAAGATAGAATTGGTCGTAAGAGATAAGAAGAACGATACTTCTCATGAGTTTAGTGAGGAGGTTGGTGAGACTGATCTTAGTTTTGCCTTTAACTTTAAGGTAGAGAATATTAAAATTATTCCTGGCGCTTATGATGTTGTAATCTCTAGTAAGTTACTTGCTGAGTTTACAAATAAGAACACAGATCTTAAGTACTATATTGCTTTAGAACCTGATTCTACTTTTGAATAATGGTAAGATGGTGGAGGATCTGGAAGTATGCACTGGGTTCATTCTCTGATGAATCGACTAAGAGGTATGATAATATTGTACTTCTTGTTCGATCTTTTATTTTCTTCACTTATCTTATTACTAATTGTTTTATCGTTGCAGGAGTAATCCGACACTGGAATTAATTATGAGACTAACTACTGAAGTAATTAAAAAGATTCAATTGGCTATGGTACATACCAAAAAGGATGGTACAGTTAATTGGGTAGATGGTGATGAGATTGATGTATGTCTTGCTGGTACATTTGCAGGAGATAAATTTATCACTATAATAAACAGAACACGTAGTAACACTACTAGAATGCCATCATAGCACAGTGGTAGTGCAGGGCTTTTGTAAAGCCAAGGTCGTCCGTTCAAATCGGTCTGATGGCACCTTTGGGATAGTAGTTCAGCGGTTTAGAACGCTGCCCTGTCACGGCAGAGGTCGTGGGTTCAAATCCCATCTGTCCCGCCTCATTGCTCCTTAGCTCAGTTGGTAGAGCGGTTGACTGTTAATCAATTTGTCGCTGGTTCGAGCCCAGCAGGAGCAGTTCCCCCCAAAATTATTATGAGATTTAAAGCACTTGTTCATGTACGTTTGAGAGGATCTGTATCTGATGCTGCTGGTAATGCAGTGATGAATAATGTCAAAAGGATTGCCCCTGATCTTCAACCACATTTGTTGAGGATAGGTAAGGTAATTGATTTTTGGTTTGATGCAGAGACTGAAGAGATTGCAAGAGAACAGATGGATCTTCTGTCTGATAGAATGCTTGCTAATACAGTGATAGAAGATTGGGAGTATAAGTTGGAGGAAACTGAGGAAACTGGAATAGGAAATATTTCAAATGATAACGCTGGTACTTCCAAACATGCTTTATTTGAATCATGAACAAAGAACAAATGATGAAAGACATCCAAGATTGGGAAAGGGAATACCTTGCTATGGATGTTGATCTTACCAAAAGAGAGATGGAACTTCTTAAAGGAGATCCTATCAGATCCCATGAAGGGATGATGTATGGTAGAATGTATGGAGATTGGAAAATCAAAAAAGGTTATAACTAATGAGAGATGAATTCTTATGGGTTGAGAAGTACAGACCCAAAACAATCGATGATTGTATACTACCTGAAACTATCAAGAAGACCTTCCAAGACTTTTTGGAAGCAGGAGAAATACCCAACCTTCTTCTTAGTGGCCCGCCAGGAATTGGTAAAACTACCGTTGCCCGAGCACTCTGTGAGTCGTTGGGTGCGGATTACATTATAATCAATGGTTCTGATGAGGGAAGATTCCTAGACACTGTTAGGAATCAGGCTAAGAACTTTGCGTCTACTGTTTCTTTACAACAGACTGGTACACATAAGGTTATAATTATAGATGAGGCTGATAACACAACTCATGACGTACAACTCTTACTTAGAGCCAATATTGAGGCGTTCTACAAAAATTGTAGATTCATATTCACCTGCAATTACAAAAACAAAATCCTTGAGCCACTCCATTCCCGTTGTGCCGTCATTGACTTCACTATCAATGGAGGAACAAAACCCACAATCGCTGCTGCTTTCTTCAAAAGACTTAACGATATCTTGGACAAGGAAGGGATTGAAGCTGATACGAAAGTCTTAGTTGAATTAGTTAACAAACACTTTCCTGATTGGAGAAGGGTATTAAATGAGTGCCAAAGGTACTCAGTTAGTGGTAGAATAGATGCAGGTATTCTTGCAACATTTTCTGATGTAAAAGTAAATGATCTCATTAAAAATCTCAAAGAGAAAAACTTTAAGGAAGTACGTAAATGGTGTGTCAATAGCTTGGACAACGATCCTGCTGTACTTCTGCGTCGCATTTACGATGGTCTTGTTGATACCCTCGATGGGCCTAGTATTGCTGCTGCTGTTCTTGTTATTGCTAAGTATCAATATCAGATGGCATTTGTGGCGGATCAGGAAATAAATATGCTTGCTTGTTTAACCGAAATCATGGTGGAGTGTGAATTCAAATGAATGTAAAACTGATTAAAATGTGGAGTGGCGAAGATGTAATCGCCGATCTAGTAAAAGAAAATGATGATTCTATTGTCATTACAAATCCTATTGTTGTAGTTCCTGGTGGACAACAAGGTCAGGTAGGACTTGCACCTTGGTCTCCTCTACTGAAAGGTAAGGATACTGAGTTAGAAGTTACTAAAAGATATGTGGTGTATATCAATGAACCACAAGAAGAGTTTATTTCTAATTATGAACAGATGTTCTCTCCTATTGCAACACCTCCTAAGAAATTAATATTATAATGATATTATCTGAATCGGATGCTATATACGCAGCTGATAAATTCATCAATTACTTTTCCAACATGGATAGGATTGATGAATATTTGCGTAATGTAAAAATTGAACGTGTATTAAATCGCAGTCCTCTTTCTCAGTTTTATGAGGAGGAGGATACTCATGGTATGTTTACATCCTATGATATGCATCCAGAGGATATGGATATTGGTTGTTATGAAGCTAGAGATCTTAAGAAAACTAGTGGAAGAGTATCTGGTATTAGATCCTTAAGAGAGTTTAATGAGAAATTACAGATAACAACTTCACATGCAATCGAAGATTCTGTGCCTGGAAAATCTCTTAAGTGGATGGTAGTTGAAAAGAATACTAATACAATTATAGGTTTCTGTAGATTTGGTTCTCCTACTATTAATTCCAGACCACGTAATGAATGGTTAGGTACTACTCCAGATCTAACAATCTTTAATCGCCATGCTATCATGGGGTTTATTATTGTACCTACTCAACCATTTGGATATAATTATCTTGGTGGTAAACTTCTGGCTATGTTGTGTTGCACACATGAAGTTAGAGAAATATTAAATAAGAAATATGATGCCGATATTTGTCATTTTGAAACAACATCTTTATATGGTTCTACTAAGAGTTCATCACAGTATGATGGACTAAAACCTATCATGAGATATAAAGGCTTGACGCAGAGTAATTTTACTCCACTACTTCACGATCAAATCTTTAAGGGTCTAAACAAATGGTTTATCGAGAGAAACAATGGAAATACACTAGTCAAAGCCGACGCTTCCAGCCGCAAGTTGAAGACACAACAAAAGATGATAGCTATCATCAAGAAGAACTTAAATTCTCAAAAGGCTGTGGAGTTCCAAACTGCGATTGCAAATGCAACAGCACTGACTGAAAAGAAAAGAACTTATTTTTCTGATTATGGTTTTGGAAATGTACGTGAAGTTCTTTTAGGTGAGGATAAACAACTTGTAGAGAACCCTCAAAACTTTGATAAATTCTATATGGAATCTGTTATACAAAAGTGGAAAAAGATGGCTTCTAAACGATATAACAAACTCAAAGCTTCTGGTAGTTTACGAACTGAACTAGAAGTATGGACAAAAGACATGGACATTGACATTATACGATGACTAAAACTGAAATTATACATGGTAAAGTAAAGACAGTCTTTACCACATCTGAACCAGATAAAGTTCTTATACAATATGAGGATAGAGTTACTGCTGGTAATGGTAAGAAAGAATTATGGATAGAGAATAAGGGTCGTATTTGTTGCGAAATATCTTCTATTATATTTGAGAAATTAGAGAAGGTGGGCATCAAAACTCATTATCTTAGCATGATTCCTGAGAGGCTCATGTCATGTAAGAAGGTTAGGATTGTTCCACTTGAGGTTATTGTTAGAAATATTTCTGCTGGTTCTATTTGTAGACAGACTACAATTCCAGAAGGTAAGTTGTTTATGTCACCTTTAGTTGAATTTCATTTGAAGGATGATAGTAAAGATGATCCACTTCTTACATATGATCGTATGAAGTATATGGGATATGATCCAGAGGAATTTATTGGAAAGGCCTTACAAATTAATCGACAGTTGATAAAGATATTTTTTGATATTGGTTTTGATTTAGTTGATTTTAAGATTGAATTTGGTGACGATAGTGAAGGTAATTTGATTCTTGCTGATGAGATTAGTCCTGATAGTTGTAGGCTTTGGAAGATAGGAACTAATGAGAGTTTTGATAAAGACTTGTTTAGGGATGAAAAAGGTGATATAATAAGTGCATATAAACATATATTAGATGAATTGAGACGATGAGTTTAAAAGATTATATAGATAAACCTAGAAAAGATTGGACTAATGGCCAGTGGTTAGAACATGCTCATGTAATGGTTCATAGTCCTTGGATTAGTAAAGAAGATAGGGAATATTGGAGAGCTAAGATCGAGGAGCTAAGATGAACATGTGGTATGTTATAGGGTGGACAATAGTTACACTTTGGTTATTATCTAAACTAGGAGTTTTTAAAAAATGATTTTTCTAATAGGGATTATGTCCTTTGCAAATTTTGTATTCTATCCTCTAGTGATAGGATTCATTATTGCTTTAATAATAGAACAGGTCTTTAGATCACAAGATAAGGCTCCAGAGGTTCTTAGATCTATGGCAATAAGAAAGTATCTCTGGAGACAGGCTTGGTTATTTAATATAATATGGTTTGTTGGATATATTATTCTTATGTTTACATTAAGAGGACAACAGACACCAATGCCTGATATGATCTGGGAAGGATAATGGAACTTAAAAATTGGTTGAATAGTATTAATCTTGATAAGAAAGATCTTATTACAGAAGATCCCGATACTGAACGTGAGTATGCACCTTTCATAGTTAATAAGTGTATGTCAGGTCATCTTGATACTGTTTTATTAGCTAATGAGATGAATATCAATCATTCATTACCTAAGAGACTTCAATATGATTTTTTTCTAAATAGTGTGAGGAAAAAGAAGAGATTCTCTCCTTGGTTGAGAAAAGATAAGATTAAAGATCTTGATTGTGTTAAACGTTACTATGGATATAGTAATGAAAAGGCGACACAGGCTCTCCGCATTTTATCATCTGAACAAATTGCATTCATTAGATCTAAACTTGAGATTGGAGGAAAAAAATGAGTACCGTTGAACCTGAAGTGAGTTGGTCTCCCGATAGTATGATTGAGGTTACTCTAAGAGAACCTGATGATTTTCTCAAGGTGCGTGAAACTCTCACAAGAATTGGGGTAGCATCCAGAAAAGAAAAGAAACTATATCAGTCCTGCCATATTTTGCATAAACAGGGCAAGTATTTTATAGTTCACTTTAAAGAATTATTTGCATTAGATGGCAAGACTGCTAATCTAACTCAGAATGATGTTGCACGTAGGAATCGTATTACACAACTTCTATGTGATTGGGGCTTAGTTAATAGGGTGGATGAAGATACACCTTTAGATGTTGCACCATTAAATCAAATTAAAGTTCTTGCATATAGTGAGAAAGGTGATTGGGTTTTGGAAACCAAATACAACATTGGTAAGAAAAGAAAAGTCGAAGAGACTAAATAATAACTGGGTGCAGATATATCCAGTATTTTTAACTAAAAAGGAGTGGGGATTCCCTCACTCTTTTTTTAATGGTTGCTGTTATAATTAGTAGTGTACGCCGTAAGGGTACACAATTACACACTCGCTTTTAAAGGAGAACTATGAACGCACTACAACGCTACCATGCTGCAAATCTTCCAGAACTAATGGATAAGATTTCCAAACATGGAATTGGGATGGATGACTATCTGGATCGTTTCTTTAATTCAGATTTCCCACAATCAAATTATCCACCTTTCAATTTAATTCAAATTAATAATCATGAGTCGAAGCTCGAAATCGCACTTGCGGGGTTCAAGAAAGATGAAGTCAAAGTCTATACGGAGTTTGGAAAATTATATGTCCAAGGCAAGAAAGAAGAACCAGAAGTTGATGGAACGTTTGTCCACAAAGGATTGGCCCAACGAAGTTTTGAACGAGTTTGGACGATCACAGACGATACGGAGGTTGGATCCGTCGAGTTTATTGATGGACTCCTTTCAGTAGAACTGAAGAAAATAGTTCCTGAACACCACGCAAGAAAGGAATATCTTTAATAAATTGTAGGGGAGCTTGACTAAAATCAAGTTCCCCTTTATAATAGCCAAATTAAGAGTAAAGTAATGACGGTCAAACTTTTAACCCTGAAACCTAAACAGGATGTTATTGCAGATATTGAGGAGATAAGAACTACAGATGAGGAACCTAAAATAGTTGGGTATCAACTAACTCAT